CTACGCAGAGCACACTTCACACTCTTCCACTTCCAGACTCTTAGAACGGATATAGTAGATTGTTTTGACTCCCTCTTCCCACGCAAGCAAATATAGATGCAATACTTTTCGGAATGTATACTCATTTGTAATATAAAGATTCATACTTTGCGCCTGGTCAATGTAGCGTTGCCTTACTCCACAGGCACGGACAGACCAAGTCTGATCGATATGGTGTGCGTTCTTGTAATACCAGAACGTATCCATTGTAAGCTCCGGCGCCACACGCGGAAGAATTCCGCTTTTCTTTTCCTCAAGAAAATACCTGCTCATGACCGGGTCAATCCCCGCTGTCGTTCCGGCAATCATACTTGTACTTCCCGTCGGTGCGATCGCCATCAGATACCCATTTCGCATTCCACTTTCCCTAACCTTTTTTGCCAGCTTTTTCCAGCGATCTTCGGTCAGATGTCTCTCTGCAAAATATTCTCCGGTCTGCCATTTACTTCCTTCAAAATAGGTGTAGCACCCTTTCTCTCTGGCAAGTTCTGCACTTGCTTCCACCGCTGCATAATGGATCTCTGCAAATACACGCTCTGCGAATGCCAGATGTTCTTCGCTCTCCCATGGAATCTCATTTTTCGCCAGCATATGATGGTAACCACTTACCCCAAGCCCGATTGGGCGATATTTCTCATTGTTAATCTTCGCGTATGGTACCGGAAAAAAGTTCAGATCAATGACATTGTCCAGCGCGCGCACTGCCGTCTTCGTGATCTCTGACAACTCTTCCTTGTTATTGACATCGATCCTTCCAAGAGAGAGACTTGCAAGATTACATACAACAAATTCTCCCGGCTTTGTGACTGTCACAACAACCTGCTCCCCGTCAATCTCTGTAATCTTCTCCTCTGTCACTTCCATCTCACTCATATTCTGGGCAATCTCTGTACAGAGATTGCTGCAATAAATGATTCCCTTATGGCTGTTTGGATTTGCCCGGTTGACATGATCTCTGTTAAATGCGAATGGCGTCCCTGTCTCCACAACGCTTTTAATGATCATCCGAATCACATCCTTGATCGGAATGACTCTCTTTTGGATCTCCGGATCCGCCACACAATCGAGATATTTTTTCTTCCATTCTTCTCCAAAAGAATCTTCCAGTGCATATCCTTTTTTCTTCAAGATCTCATGCGGACACATCAAATACCATTCTCCCTCAAGATTGTCTCTCGCCTGTTCCCAGAAATAATCCGGATAGCATACTCCCGGGAAAATATCATGCGCCTTCATTCGGTCATCTCCGTTATTTGTCCGCAAGTTGAGAAATTCTGGAAGATCCCGATGCCACACATCAAGATAGACCGCTGCTGCTCCCTGACGAACCCCAAGCTGATCGACCGCGACTGCCGTGTCATTGACCAGACGGATCCAGCGGATCACACCTCCTGCTGCTCCCTCAAATCCACGGATCGGGCTTCCGCTTGCACGCACTTTTCCAAAGTACATTCCCATTCCGCCGCCAAGTTTGCTGACTTTCGCAAAATTATCAATGCTCTTATAAATTCCATCCAAACTGTCCGGCACTGTATCGATAAAGCAGGAGGAAAGCTGGTGGTGCGGCTTTCTCGCATTGGCAAGTGTCGGTGTCGCCACCGTCACCTGCAGCTCGCTTAACATATTATAAAACTTCTCCACCCATCCAGACCGATCACACGGTTCCTTCATCGCCAGATGCATCGCAATCCCGAGAAACATCTCCTGCGGACTTTCTAACAGAACGCCCTTCTGATCTCGGATCACATAACGATTCAGAAGCAGTTCCAGCCCCGAATAATTAAAAAGATGATCCCGTTCCTCCCGCATCAATTTCTCAAATGCTGTGATTTCTTCCTCCGTATAATTTTCTAAAATATAAGCACCGTACAGATTCTCTTTTGTCAGATAACATATTTTCTCATAAAAAGAATTCACGTTCCGCTGTTTCATCTGTGCTTTCAACTCATTTCGAAATGTTACCAGGCGAATCCGCGCTGCGATCATCTCCCATTTCGGTGCCTCCTGCGTCGTCAATTCCACTGCCGCTTTGAGGAGCATCTTCATTTGTTCCTCTCCTGAGAATCCTGTTTTATAGAATGTATGGTATTTTTCTTCCAGTTTTTCCAAGCTATATACCGGATCCAGAAATTCCCTGCTGATGTCTGAAAATACTTCCTGAAGTCCTTCTGTTTCCGGAAAATCGTAGTTTTTTCCTTCTTGATTTATATTCATTTCTTATATCGCCTCACACTATTTATTGTATTGCTTTCTTGATATTACCACAATATATAGTGCTTCGCAAGATTTTTTCCTGCTTGTTCTCACTTATTCTGCGAAAAAATAATTGATAGCTTCTTACGAATATCCTTAAAATAATTTTCAGATTACAAATAAATTCGGAGATCCTCTGCAAGTTTTTCCTCCAGGCGAATCAGTTTTCTGGCAATCTCCTTCACTTTCCATTCCGCTTCAGGATACTCATTCAAATATCTCCCAAGAGACTTCACTCCCATATTACAGCCATCTGTGATCAGATCTGCGATTGTTGCATCAGACTCATTCCATACAAGCCTGACATTAGTCTTCACCCACGACATTCCCTTCGCCATCATTCCAGGCTCTTTTCCCTCATCCTGATATTCCTTCAATATTTCCTGGATTTCTTTTTCCAGCTTCTCATGTTTTTCCATACAGTCAGACAGGCATTGGTACAATTTCTTCTCGTGTACATATTCCAACACTTCCTCAATCGAAGAAATTCCCATTTTAATCCCTGCATCACATTCTCTTAATAATTTAATTGTATCCGGTTCTACCATTTTTGTTTCCACCTTTCTCTTTCTTTTGGTGAAAGTATACCCGATCAACTAAAAAATATTCTCACTACAGTATCTCTCCAGATTTTCAAGTACTTTCTTATTCAGCCGAATTACGGCCTGCCTTGTCATCCCAGATGAACGCTTCTGACATCTGACATTTTCCCGCACAAGAAGCGATTCTTCTCCAAGTCCCATCAGGGTGTCACAAAAATACCAGGTATTGTTCCGGTCCAGCCATTTCTCAATCGCACGCTGCTCAAAACAAGGACTCAGCGCCGTGTTAAATAAAATCGTATTTTCTCCGAGTGCCTCAAACTCTTCCTCGTATAACAACGTCACATTTTTACTCAGACAACTACAAACGACATCGCTTTCTTTTAATAACTCTGAAAGTTCACAGTAACGGTACCCCTCCTGCTCTTCCAGTTCCGGTTTTCTCGTCCGGCTGTAATAACTGATCTGTGCTCCCATTGCGCCTAATGCTCTTGCGACTGCCTGCGCGCTTGCCCCAAGCCCAAGTAATCCGATCCTCGCACCGGAAATCTCCGAACTCTCTCCTAAAAGAGGTGGATTCCCATCTGCCCCGTGAAGCCGTCCGATCAGGTTCATCAGCACATACTCTGCTACGCCTTCATCACCGTAATCCCGGATTCCTGTCACTGTGATTCCATGTTCTCTTGCATAAGCAATATCCACATTAGAACTTTCCTCTGAATACAGACTGCAGCACATCCCAATGTATACAAGATTCGGACACTTTGCTAAGATTTCCTCCCCGATTGCATGTGTATAACTGACAAATACCGCATCTGCATCTCCGATTCTTTCTACAATCTCCTCTGCACTCTCTGGCTGCGAATCAAAGAAAATGATTTCCTCACAAAATTCCTTCAATTTTTCTTTACTCTCTTCCAGAATAGAAACCGGCTGGATTGCCACAAGTTTTTTTATTTTTTTCATAAGTTCTTCCTTCCCTTCCATATGTTTCAGCTATTATTTTATTATAGCACTGGATGTGACTTTGTCCTATTGGAGACAAAAAAGAAATCTATTTTCAAAACATAAAAATAAGAGCTATGCTTCACCTCACTGCATCCCATAGCTCTTATATTCCTTATTATTTTAATCTCTTCTCAATTATTTCTTCCCTTTACTCCTCTGCAATAATGTCACGCATTCTGTGTGAACGGTATTTCTAACCTTTTAAAAGTTTAGCTTCGCGCATCTCTGCACATCTCCTATAATACTGTAAAATCAAGGCTTTTTCAACAGTTCAGATTTTTCCGATTTTTATATCTTTGTATTATATCTTTATATCGGTGGCAAAATGGTGGCAATGCCACCGATTCATTTTATACCAATCTAAGCTCAATCGCTTCGATTTTCTTGTTCATACCGACCGTTCCGATCATGCCAGATGTCCAGCGAGTCCATCCAATGTCATGAATGTGTACTCTAGTCTGCAGTTTCTTTCCTTTCAGCCCCTCTGCAATCAATTCGATTGCTTCTAAATGCAGACCTTTTCCGGTCGTCCCGATGACGGTATCGTGTTTGATGTATCCAAAATCCTTAAGCCCGATATTTTGGATATGGGCACGAGCCTTGATCTTAAAATCCAACTTACGCATGTCGATCTTGATTGCTTCCAGTGCCCGGTTCTGTCCAACGGTTCCGGCAGTGCCTCCGTTTACTGCATCCATCCAACCTTTACCGGATACGTGCGCCTGATACCATAGAGGAGTTTTTGGCTTCGGCGGCTCTGATGGCTTCGCTGTCTGTTGTTTGATATGAGCCTTGATTCGCTCGATAAAATATGCTTTCGTTGACTTCGTGCCTCCGTGAATCTCTACTGATCTATGAGGGCAACTTGTTGCGTACACTTCTTGGTGTAATCTGATTGTATTTTCATTAGGTGTAATTCCATACTGAATACATTTACTTGCAACCAGCTGAAAAGCTTTCTCTTCGTTATGTTTAAATACGTCTAAATCCCCCATGCTCTGACATACTTCTACGCTTAAATAGTTTAAATTTCCATCTAAGTTCCCGCAATGCCATGCGCAATTTGAATCATCTTCCGACTGCAAAATACCATCCTGCGCCACATAATAATGCGCGAAACCATTATCCAAAGGATGTGTTTGCAGCCAATTCCGATAAAATGCCGCATTCGCATTTTGACTTCCGGCATCGTTGTGGATAAAAATTCCGATTGGATTTCTTCCTCTATTTCCTGCTACTCCATTACAAATACTCATATCTCTTCCTCCTTCGAACACAACAAAAGAGAGTCCGAAGACTCCCTTTACTTTTTGTTATTTTATTCATTTTTTCCAAGCTGTTTAATTGTCTGATTGATGTATGTACTCAGACCTGCCACCAAAATGCCTTGCACAATCGCTGTAAATACTGCCATCGCAATCTCCTGTCCGGTGCTGATCGGACATGTAGCCAATACCCACACGGCACACAACACAATCCCTGCGCCGCCTAAAATAAGTGGGATGTACTTATCCTTTACCGCCTGCGCGCTTTTTAATCCCATTCCGATAAAATACAACACTACTGCTACCACCAGCAGCTCCGGCTTTACATAATTCGTAATTTGTTCCATCCTTTCTACCTCCTAACCTCTAATTGGCAATTCTTTTACTTCTTCGAGTAGCTGTGTAGCCACTCCGTTTCCGCCGAGATCGTGATATGAATCATACATCTCAATAAAATTTTCAAGCCCATGTTTTGTTACATAGCCTCTTGCAATCCACTTCTCGTGGTACTCAATCATCTGAACTCTGAGCAAAAGCATCGTTCCTTTGCTATTTGCATCTCGGTCTTTCTTTTGATTTTTAAGCAGCCATACAACGTACCCTAGAATTATCGGAAGTACAATAGTATATGTCTGCATGATAAAAGTTTCCATAAAATTCTCCTAATTTATAATATTGCATAAAAATAAGACCATTACGGTCTTGCTCTAATCTCCATTATTCTCCTCCTATGCCGTTCTAACCCACATGTAGCAGGTTATATATGGCTGTAAGTTGCTATGTGCCTTACCTCCTCCGGCAGAAGCGGATACAAATCCATCGGATCCGTCTTTATTAGGATTTTTCGTTCTGAGCAATCCGAAACCAGTATCTGGCTCTGACGTAACCCCATACCATTCCGGTTTCGGGACGTTATGAGTGTGTCTCGGCATCTGATCGACTGTAAGTGTTACAGTTTTAGATCCACCTGTCTTCTCTGCCTTGTTAAATTCTGTCTGAGATGTATCCACACCTACTGGTACACGTCCTTTTCCCCATTCCATCCATGCGGTTTGCGGAAAAAGCTCCGAAGGGTTTGTTGGATTCACAGACATGTAAATTGACCCCACTGGATAAATAAGATTAAAAAAAGACTGAGGGGGATCAAAACCATCTGCATCCAAACTCGTCCTTTTCCTTTCTCCGGTCCGATAATCTTCTATGTAGCAATAGATTCCATTTCCTGCCAGAAGCTGTGTTAGCCTATGCTCTTGTGGGGAAGAAGTCCATCCGTCACCTTGCTTAAAGTACAAATCATCTGTTGCTACAATAGCACCCTTACTTATCTTAAGATTTACTTTGTGCTTTGCTTCCACAACGGTATTATCATCGATGTGGTGCGGCGAAATAAACTCATCGACACTTGTAAAATTCGCTCCAATAAAATCAAAACCTTCAAATGTCTCCGCCTCTATATTAGATGCTGTAAATTTAAACAAGCCCCAAGAAGCCCCGTTCCACCGATAGATGGTATCTTTCACCCTGCCACCAGAAGTACCAGTGTTCTTCCACAGCATTCCGATGTATGGATCAACAGGCTCTGTCTCACTTTCTGTGACTCCTGTTGGATTTCCGTCTGCTCCGTTATCGCCGTGCACTCCGATAATAACTGGGGTTGTATTTATCGATGTGCCGTTTGTATAGGCTGTGTTTTCATAACTCCAAAGATACTTCTTTTCGGGTGTGATCTGCTGCATAGCGGTTGTCCAGCCGTGAGTGCTTGTTGTGATGCCGGTATTTTGGGCAGATGCGAGATAATATTTTGTGATGTCTTCGATACCGACACCGTTTTGCCCCGGATCTCCGGGCTCTCCTGGAGCACCGTCATCACCATTTTTTGACACTGAATACGATGTTGTACTGCTTCCGTCTGTGTAAGTAATAATTGTGCGAGTCCAAAGATACTTCCCAGCTCCTGCAAGAACTGGTTCCGGACTCCATACCCCGAAAGGAACTTCCGTCCCGGAATCTCCTGCTTGATAAGATACTTCAGAGGTTTTTACACTTACAACTTGGTTCTTTAAATCTTCCAGCAGCTTCGACACATCTTTTGTCGGGTTGCTTACAAGCAGTTTGTAATTTGCCAAAACACCAGTATCTTCGCCTTTTACAGTGTAGTGATTCTTGACAGATTGGATTCTTGCAGAGATATAAGTAGGCTCCGTGAAACTATGGTCTGCAACTTGTATCATATCGCCAATATCTGCCTGTAAGTCATACAGCTCTGCCTCATAAGCGACTTTCTTCTCGTTTTTCGTCTTTAGCTCTGACAGCCCCCGATTAAATAGTTCCTGCGCATTGTCAGTATCATATTCAAATGTGCCGTTGATGTACCCTAAAAACTCAGTCTGCCCCTCATATCCGTAAGCTCTAAACCTAGACCACTTATCATGAGCCTCTCTGTCATAAATCTTCGTGTGTCCTTTAGGACTGTAATATCTACCATCATCATAAACTACATCTGCAATCGTAAGTCTTTGGTGCGTTTCTTCGTTTTCTTTTCCAAAACATCTCATGCAGGTACATAAATCTTCGATGGATTCGTTTCTGCTGAGTGCAACAAGGTTTTGTCCATCCACAAACCTTTGATTCGTAAAATCTTGCCCGAGGGACTGATAGATATTTACAACTTGCTTTACCACTTTCGAGCCTTCCATGATAATTTCAAAATCGCATTCTGCCTCGAAAGTATTCATGATCATTCCGATTCTGGCCAGTTGGCTGTCAGTCAGACTGGTGTATTTTGTTGCACGCTTTCTGTCTGCAATTTCGTTGATTCCGATTGTCCACCCAGTATCTCCTAAGACTCTATCTAGTGTTGTGGCAACCGGTTCTGGATTTCCAGTAGTATCCCATTCCTCCGCATCCTCATTGATCAAATCAAGTCCAATGTCCTCACAGTGGACAGATAACTCCGAGCTTCCCTCCACTGTCATAATTGTATATAATCGGTGTTTTCTGTATTTATCAACAAAAGCAATATAGTTTCCAACTTTAACATGCTCGGAATCCTCGTGATTAGCGATTGTATCAAAATCATAAGTACCAGTCGCTACATTATTGGAAATACTAATCTCCTGCCCTCCGGAGCTATCGTCGATTGGTAAGCTTCCTTCTGCATCTGTCGACGGATTGGCAAGCACGTTCATATCCCTTCCTATAATAAACCACTGCATATTATCCCCACCTTTCTCTGTATGTCACTTCTACCTCTGGCATTGTCGCAAACTCAGACACTGCTATACCAAGCACATGCTCTCCTGGAGGCAATAGTAATACTCTACTGCCAATATCCACGCGATCCCAGTTTTTAATATCGTTTATAAACAGTTCGTTAGTTTCCCCGACAAGTTCCACCACATCGCCACTTTGCAGAAAATTTGGAATGTCATAATAATACTTTACATTATGTTTCGTCACATTTAGCGCACGGATATTATTGTTTGTAATTGCTCTCCTGCCTTGATATGCTGCACAATACCAAGTCACCTTATTCAGTTTGGCATTCGGTTTGTTTGTAAAAAATGTCTTTTGCAGTCCATCCTTGCTAAATGCTACCATGATTTTACTTCCGATTTTTTCCACAACCATAAACGGACCGCCATCATTTCGCCCAGTGACGTAAAAATCAGTCGTTTCTCTTGTATCCCAAACTCGCTTGTTATCAATATAGATTGCCATATCTGACCGCTCTGCAACCGGGTTATTGTCCTCGAACACGATAGAGCAGATCACATTGTCACTCTCATCTGCGAACGTCACTGAATTATGACCTACCTCGACTGGCTTATTCGGTGATCCATCCGTATTCAAATCGAATCTCCATTCTGCACGCCAATTTGTGGGCAATCCCCCGCTTGTAGATGGGATCATCTTGGTAAGAGACGGACCATGCCAACTATTGCCGGTACCGTAAGCTGTGGCTTTTACAAATCCTTCATTTTGCGATGGATTCTCTGTTATATATCCAACTGTACCTACTTGTAATCTCTCATGCGTAACTGGTGGAGTTACGCCATTATTTAATATCCACCCTCTATCTTGCGTAAAATGATCGTCAAATAGTTTCACGGATTTTTCCTTCATCTCCCCGTCTACTTCTCCGGGATTTCCCACTTGGTAAAAGCGATCCTCTAGAACCATTCCGATATAACCATTTTCTGACTTCATCTTAGCTTTTACCGTGATAGGCACCGACTTATTACCTGTGTTGACCAGAGTTATCGTCTTACCGCCATTGTTTTTTGCCGTTTTGACTTGATTAGAATATTTGTAAGGGTCTGCACAGTAAAAAGAGAAGCTACTTTTTACACTTAAAAGACCAGGATCCACAGAATCTACATCGCTTTTTGTGCCGATAAAGTACTTATCCGGCTCATCGTTAAAAATGAGTTTTGCCTGCTCTTGATCGAGAATCGCGGTAAGTTTATTAAACTTTTCACGGAAAGAAGCCGGAGAATCGGCGGTAAGGGAATAATGAACCGTAATAACACGGACTGGATCTCTTTTGTCCTGATATTTACTTCCACTTTGGAAACCAACTTGAAAATCACTCACCTCTGTTTCGAGCAATTCTCTGCCTTCCACCTGCAAAGTGCGGTATCCCTCAATTTCATTTTCGATATACTTTCCATTAATACTCATAGCCTCAGAGGGGAGATTTTTGCCCCTCTGATACTCATTCACATCTATAAAGCTATACATTTCTGTATCCCTGCCTTCTCATTTTTCTCTTTTCCAGCTTCTCAAGCTCATCCTGCGTATAAACTGCTGTTGCTTTAGCAATTTCCTTTCCATCCAGTTCAGACGTGACCACAAAGGTGTATGTGACGTTTCCGCGGTAATTATATTCATCGGATAATTCCCTGCCTCCGGACGAACTGCTTACATGCGTATTTCTTACTGTGTCTACACTTGCAATCGTAGGTGCGTCTATACTGCGGTCCATCGCATAAGTAAGACCGTAAGTCGCTGCCATCGGTTCCATTACCGTTTCCGCCGGAATAATACTTCTCGTCTTTGGCATGCTTGCCCTAGCTGCCGCCGCTGAACTTGCAGCTGCGGACATCTGTGCGGCGATTGATTGAATCCTGCCAAGACTTGCTGCCAATCCATTCGCAAAATTAACACCGATACTTAATCCGCTACTATACGCACCCGGAGCTGCGCTGCTTAATGCCGCTACAATCGACACCGACATCATATTAGCTGTTGCGATTGCTCTGCTTGCGCCAGAAGATAAAGCAGAATTAAATCGACTCATCGTTTGATTTGCAATATTTGGAAGAGGTTGAAGCCCTTTTGTAACTCCATCTTTTACTCCGTCTCCCATCTTTTGCCCAGCGTTCCTTGCTCTTCCTGCACCATCGTTAAATGCGCTCACAAGGGAGTTTACTGCGCTCTTTGCCTTGTTTCCGAGCGCATCCAACCCATCATTTACAATGCTGACAGAATCTTTCATGCTCGTGATAGATTTCTGCGCTGACTTTGCGTTTTTGGAAATGGATTTCATACTTGAATTTACGGATAAAAGAGCTGCCGCCATTGCCAGTGTTCCTACACTTCCTGCGAGCATTGCTACTCCAAATGCAGTGATTCCGACTGTTGCCGCCAATGATAAAGCAGCAAGCAATGTAAAGGACGTTGTAAGTAGCAACATTGATGCTCCAAGTGCGACCGATACTGCCATTAAAGCAGTAAATCCTGCCACGCCCAATAAAGCGCCGGCTGCCACAAGTGGAAGTGCCACTGCCACGATCATGATACTAGATGCAACAAGTGAAAGTCCTGCCCCGAGTACCAGTGTTCCTGCTGCCAACAACATCATACCTGCTGCCGTCACAATAACCGCTGTCCCCACCAAAGCAAGCCCCGCTCCTACGACCATAAGTCCGGCACCGAGGATAATACTTCCCGCTCCTGCGAGCGTTGCTCCTGCTGCAAAAGCCATCATCGCAAGGGATAATTGCAAAATTGCCGTAGCACCCGCTGTGCCATAAGCTGTCACAATCGGAAGTACCGCAGCTACCACTGCAAGCGCAGCTCCTGCCAGCAATGCTCCGACTCCAACCAGTAGTGCTGCAGCTCCAAATGCAACCAGTCCAATTGAAGCTGCTGTAAGAGCTGGTCCCACTGCTGCTGCCACAACCATCAAGGCGCCGATTGCCACAATCAGACCAAACATCACTCCGACAGCTAAAGGTCCTGCATTTGCTAAAGATATAGATGCAGTAGTTAATAACATCATTCCTGCTGCCGCCACAAGGACTGCTGCGCCGAAAGCAAGCAAGCCGACAGCTCCTGCGGTCAATGCCGGTCCTACCATTTTTGCAACAATCATAAGACCTGCGATTGCCGCTACCATACCAACCATCACACCAATTGCAAGTGGTCCCGCACTGGCGAGATTGATTGCTGCACTGGATAAGACATAAAAAGCGGCGCTCACCATCAATAAACTCGCCCCAAAAGCAATCATCGCTTTTGACATTGCTGCAAGTTTTTTCGTTCCACCGGACATTGTAGATAGCATTTTCATCATTCCGAGCCCGAGACCTGCCACAACTACTACAAGTCCTGCGAGTACACCCACCGCCAATGGTCCTGAATCTGCTACCGCTTTTGCACCCTGAGCAAGCAAGAAGAATCCTCCACTGATTAAAGCAACTCCGGCGCCGAGCATCATAAATGCTTTTGCAGATTCCATAGTGCTTTTTACACTTTCTCGACTCGATACTCCAACTTCTTTCTGTCCTTTAGAGATTCCGAACAATTTTCCTGCGATTTTACTTATTCCTGCTCCTGCAAGTCCCACGATTGCGCTCGTAAATGCGCCCACAAATGGAGCAACACTTTTTGCGATCTTAAAACCCTTATATGCAACAACAAGCTTCGGAATCTGAGGAATTACTTTCGCGATAGTTTCAGAATGGTCTTCTAAAAATCCGGCAAATGTTTGCAAAGCACCGCTTGCGGAATCCATTACACCGGCGAAAGAACTGATACTTTCTGTAGAGCCAAACGCACCAGTAACCTTTCCAAGATCTTTTCCAATCGCAGAAAACGCATCTCCGAAAGCTGTTTTTACTTCAGAAGTCTCTGTTTTCAATACATTCCAGTACCCGCTTGCCTTATCGAGAAATGAAGTTAATTTCCCAGCGATTGCATCCCCATCCATTTCTCCGAACTTATTAATAATTCCGTCCAAAGACTTGATTGCTCGACCGGACAAAACATCGAATGACGGTGCCAGTTTATTACTTACTGTTTCGGTCAGACCATCCATCGCCTGATCTACTGTCTTATATTCTGTCGCAAGCTTTGTAAATGCATCATTTGTGCCGACTTTTGCGATTGCATCAAGCAATACTTCTGTTTCAAGCTGACCATCTTTTACAAGAGCTGTTAGTTCTTTCGCAGACATCCCCATCTCCTTCGCAACTGCTGCAATTCCAGCTGGAGTTTGTTCAAGCATAAATCTGAAGTCTTCCCAAGCAACTGTTGGTTTCGTTGCCATCTGCGTGGCTTGTTGACTTAAGGTTTTCATCGCCTGCTTTGGGTTCTCTGCCGCAGCTGCCAATCCTCCGAAACCTTTCACAAGCTTATCAGTGCTTTTTATCCCTACTGCGCTTAATTGTGCATAGGTGCTCGCCATGTCGGAGGCACTGTAAATCGTATCTTCTGCAAACTCCTGCAACTCTTTTTTTACAGAGGAAATATCATCCGCGCCTTTTCCAAGCATCGACATATTACCATTAAAAGTCTTCCATGCAGCACTTGACGAATTGAGTTCCGACACCATGCCGCCGATTCCGGATGTAATCGTTCCAAGCGCTTTTTGCCCGATTCCTGCCATAATGCCGAAACCAAGACCACTTGTCAAAGTACTTTTAAGGCTGTTCGCCGAGGACATCGCCGACTTAAAAGCCGATGTAAAACCTTTGTCCTGTGCAGATAATATCGCCTTTAGGGAAATACTTTCTGCCATGTCATCACTCTCCTTTCATCATCCTGCCGATTATGTCTAATCTTTCATTTTTCTTCTTGCGGTTCTTTACGCAATCCACTTCTTTTTCGTAGTCGAAGAATTTCCTAAATCTTTGGTAAACCGGTTTTGACTTCCCTTTTCCAACCTTTTTCTCTGCTTTTACGGCAAAATTTAAGAAGGCTTGCAGGTGATTTCGGTAATCCTTATCTACCTCTTTTAATTGCACAGCCTCCATCAGCAAGTTGTATTCCGGGATTGTCAGTCTGTCGACCTCATCAAAACTTTTGAAGCCGAGATACCGGAAGCAGCTTAAAGCTACTTCCTTGTAGGTATCTTCAAAGTTTAAGCCATCAGTTCCCGCTTTCTCGCTTCTTCCGCTTCCATCCTCTGTTTCTCTTTCTCGAGTGTCTCTACGATCTCGTTCGTGGCTTTTTTTGTAGCATTCACATTCTTTAAGAAACCCATGACAGTGTCTGTCAATTCATCAATGTCTGTATCCTCATCATCGATGTGATCGTCGAGTAAGTTTCTTGTTACTCTTGGGTTCTGCCCTTTGTTCGCAACATCAAGGATATTTACCAGCGCATCCGGATCACCATTGACCAGATTCATAAGAGCATACCGGAATCCCACATCTTTTTTTACTCCCGGCAATCCATCCACTGGCATATTTGTCTGTTTATTGATTTCTCTTAAAAATCCCATTCCAAAGTTAAATTGATATACCTGACCTTTAATTGTTAATTCCATCATATTTTCTTTACCTCCATCAAAAAGAGAGCAGTCTTGCCGCTCTCTATGTACACATTCTATTGCTTGTCCGCTTTTGCCTTACTCTTTTTCCCTCTACCAATCAAGGCGGTATCACTAGAGGGAATTACGATTCCTGCGTAGTATCCTTAAATACATAGGCTGCTACTTCCTGCTGCTGCGTAGTCACTGTGACATCTCCTCTCTTACCTGATCCATTAATACCAAAAGTAAGAGATACTTCCACATTTTCTTCCGCAGAAGATGTGATTTCTACCTCTGTAAGGTATCCCTGGAAGTACATCCCTTTGAATTTATTCGGTCCCGGTTCCGCTGAATCTTCAAGATTCGCTTCCCAAATTTCGATAAGTTTATCACTGTCCATAGCATCTTCGAGCTCAGCAATCAGCTTATCTCCTTTGGATAATACGGCTGTTGCAGTAATTTCGGTCTCTGCTGCTCCCGGTGTACGGATAGAGCCGTCTTTGGTAGCCGTAGACTCTGCATCCTTACTTTTTGTTCTTCCATTTTCTGTTGTGAATGCAAGATTTTTTGCAGCTTCTGTTTTTGCTTTTTCTGCAAGGCGGTACAGATAAACGATTTTCTTACCGGATACCGCCTCTGCAAATAACTGTAAACCTGTCTTAAACATGCTTTTTCTCCTCTCTAACTAAAACTAAATTCTATTTCTAACAGCCCATGTAAAAGCGGCTGCTTTGTGGTCTTATCCGGCAAAATCCTTTGATTTACATTCCGGACATCCCATGCAAAATTATCGGTGTGTTCCAATTTTCTGCATGTATTTTTAATCGCCAACAACATTTTTGATACCGTGCCTCTGCGCTTTGGATTGTCGCACCAAATATGGATCGTCTGATGGACATTACCAAAGACAGCCGTTTTGTTGGCATCATCAATCTGCTGGCTGTCTGCGAGATAAACAAAAGGATACGGCGCACCATCCGGTGGCAAAAAGCCATCGTATACGTCATATCCTAATGCTTTGATCTCTGTAAGTAATTTTGTAAATAATTCTTGCTGCGGATCCATATATCACCTCACAAGTTCTTTCAAATCTTTTTCAAACTGCTTTTTCTGTTCCTCAAATGCAGGCTTCAAAAACGGTTGAGCTTCCATAAAGCGGGTTCCAAGCTCTACATAAGGTGCATACTCGGCTGTCGGCTCTACTGTGGCAGTCATTCCACCATCTGAAATCTCCAAGCCAATGTTGTTCTTAAGATTTCCAGTATCTACCGGAGCATTCCTCTGCGCTTTCTTTTGCATTTCAGAGCCGTTCAATTTTACAGTATCCTTCACCGCACTCATATCCATTCTCTTCTTCAAGCCTTTATTCAGCTTTGCAATTCCCTCAAATTTAATTTCTGCCACTTTGCACCTCCGATATTACAAACACATGCTTCGCCCGCAGTTTTCGCTCAAAATCCACTCTGTATAGGGTGTTACCTATCCGGATACGGTCAAACGTTTTTTTATAGTGCATCTGTAATCGCACCATCTTACTTCCCTGCTTTATAGCACCGTACACAAGATTCATCGTATCCGTGCCGGTATCTGTAACACTGGCATGTCTTTTTTCTTCCAGTACAGTATCTTCTTTATAGTCGCCAGTAGATTCGTCATACTCCCCCGGCGAGATTGACTGGAAGAAGACTTCTGTATCACATCTCAAATAAACCGCACCCTTCCTCGTTTCGATTCTTTCTGCGAGTCCAAAAATGCTTGAATTTCGTCCATGAATCCATCAAAATCATTATCATTGTAGGACATGCTTTCTCCTTCGACACTATGAGCTGACATCCCCTCTGATCCCAAACGATTAAACCGAATCACTGCCACTTCCGTAACAATGTGATTCATTTCCGACGGCACTTCGATTCCTCCAAGCAGGAGCTTTAACCGCCCCTGCACAGATCTAAGAATCAGTTCCAGTTTCGAATCAAGAGAATCATCCTCGATTCCCAGAAGCTTTTTTAAATCATCCAGCATACTCTTTACCCCGTAATAGTTACTTTTACTACCGCCTTTTTATTATCTTTCAAGATAAATTCTCCCGCTTTTCCTGCACCCTGTAAAGCCACGCCGTCAAAATCCTCTGACTCGATCGTTCTGGCTGTGTTGATTCCGGTAAATGCCTTACCAACTCCTGCGATATAAGCATAAGCGCAATCTGTGGACTGGAATAATTCGTCCGGAACCTCTTCCACGAGAAAGCCCTTGAATTTCACAACTTCGTTTCCGTCAATGTTTACAGTAGAGTGTTTCGCAGCTGTATTCAGAGGATGATCTACAATCGCATTGTAAAGGTCTGAGCAAACCTTAATCTTTTTCGTTCCGATTGCTTCGATGTTGTTAAAATACTTCGAAAGCTCGTTAAACAGCTTCAGCACGTTGTCTGCTGTGTAATCTGTGACTTCCAAAGACTTTCCGGCAGACTGGGAAATAAATTTTCCGTGCTGCTTGTTAAATGTTTTTGTTTTGGCCTGCGCTTGCAGTTCTAAGCGATCTGCCACTGCAACGTCAAAATCATTGTTTACAGTATAACGATCGATTCCCTCGTGGAAATTCCAACCCCAGGAATAATTAACCGGTGTGTTTGTGTAGATAATTTCTTTTCTCTCTCCGAAACGGCTAGAGTTTCCTGTACCTGTTCCAAATGCTTTCGTTGCCGTCTTATCGTATCCAGTTCCAACAGCAACTGGAATATCCGAAGTCTTTACATAAAAAGCGGTCTCATTTTCTCTCACCCCATCAAGTGCTTCGATCTCACCACCAAAAAAGTCAGCAAAATAAGCTGTCTTTTTGAACACTGCCTGCAAAAGGCTTTTGAACTCAAGCTGGTAGCTTCTTGCCGGCATATCATTGTTGTCTCGTGCCGCAAATAACTGCAACATCATAAATTCTTTGTTTTTCATTTTCATAATCTCCTTTACTTATACTTTGCAAGTCTCTTGTCAAATTCAGATATCTGGCTTCCGGTATTTGTCATGGTCTTTGGTGTAGTTCCGGTTGCTCTAGCGATCTCTGCTTTCTTAAGCTGGGATTCTACGATTTTCACGAGAGTGTCAATCCTTTCATTGGTATCTGCTTCATCAGCTCCCACAACAAAATCAAGCACCTCTTGTGTTGCCTCAATGCCTTTTTCTGCAAGGACTCCTACTGCATTTCTGCTGAGCTGATTCTTAACAGACTCTGCCTGCAATCTCTCATTCTCTCTTTTCAACTTATCCATCTCATACTGCTGCTTCTGCTCTGCATTCATCTTCGCAACTTTAGCAGCTTCTTCCGCCTTTTGGTCGGCATCTTCCTGCCATTTTACCTTTGCGTTTCCGAGTGCTGTTTCGATTGCCTTGCTAACACGCCTATCAAACTCCGCTTGATTCTTCCCATCTTTTAAAAAGTCCTCAAACGTATTACCGGAAGTCCCCTGATCTCCCTCATTGCCTTGCGTTCCTTCACCGTTTGCGCCGGATCCATTGCTTTCTGCTCCAGTTCCTTCGTCTTCGGCAAATAGCTGTAATGCCATAAATAATTTATTTTTCATGATTCTTCTCCTTCCGCCCCAGTCCATCCATTGTCCAGACCATTGCTTTAAAATATTTTCCGGTTCTTTACCGCCTGCCGGAAAAAGGCATAAAAATAACACATATCTCTATGTGCTAATGCCTTACTTATTCAATTTTTCCGCATTTTACACAACGCCGCACATACCCTTTTGTAACCTTATCATAGTGCTTACGGTACTTGTGTTTACAAAATCTCTGTTTCAGCCATCTAAACATAATCTCCTCCTAAAGTAACGCCTGCACCTGCTCTTTTAAGCTCTCCGGTACATCATCAATTGTCAAGTGTCCACCTTTGATTCTGTTTGCTAAAAACTGTGCCATAATTTACACCCCCATTTTCATTGTTGCGAGAATCAGTTCTTGCACCGCTTGGTCTGTGACTTCCTGTGCCGTCTGTGTTGCTTTTAAGTCCTTTTGCAGCTTACCATAAGCGCTCATACCGTCATCGACTGCTTCGTATTCCTTGATTACATTCTCTTCTGTTTCGGTATAGCCGACAAAGACAAGGTTACTGAACCCTTCCGGCTTTTCCTCTTTGAGTGGCTTGTAGCCTTCTTTCTTGATGGAACTGATTCTTACAGTTCCGTTTTCCATGATTTTTGCGTAGTTCATATTAAATCTCCTTTCTGTATGTGAGTTTGATTCCACATGGTACTTCTCCGCTGTCTACCGTGATATTCGTTGTGCCATTGTAGCTGTGCAGATTCCTAAGTTGTGTCTGTTCGGATTCTGAGAGCGGAGCGAATTGTGATTCTGTTGTTTCGTATATCACCTTATAATGCATATGTTCTTTGGCGGTCATTATTGTATCTGTATCTGACACATATATAACCACACTTTGTACCGACGGTCTTGGAGCATAATGTATTTTGCTGTCTTTTCCAGACAATCCCACCTCTGAGTATATCTTGCTTCTATCGTAGTTTAACGATGCGTTTTGCAATGATACCGAAAAATACTTCTCTCCATCCTTGCCATATATTGGTTCCGTATCTTTCACGAGCGTAGAGAAATCTTCTATTATTTTATGCTTATACAACCATCCAATCTGTCCGTCTTGCTCGACAAGTTTATCCCACTTTGTGAGAAGGCGGTCGGATGTGAGAGTGAGGGTTTGCTCTTCAGTCCATCCTTGCTCGGAATTGGTTACTTTCACATCAATTTCATACTTCTGCTTTTCTTCATTCCACTTCCCTGCGCTCTTAATCTCCTGCGGATTATCCGGCGCTGGATTCTCACCCTGCGTACTATTACCGAGCAATTCCACCCTCTCCAACGGCGCTTTTAAGCTGTTTGGAAGCATTAAACTTCCTACCCCCTCCACTTCTATCTTGTCGTAATTTGGTGGCTGTGGAGGGGATACAGTACCACCTAGAGGGCATACCATATCAACACCGATGATTCCTGTTCCGTCTACCATTTTAAGCATTGTACTTCCACTCCTTTTTCGCTGGTTGCGGTGGGGATGATTTGGACGATGTTTCCATCCTTATCAAAGTACATTTTATCCCTTAGAATCACACACTGCGCTGTATTAGCGGGAATTAACATACTCTCCTCTTTTGTCGCACCATCCTTGAGACCAACATATACATCACCATCCGTAAAATTCTTCACAAGATATGCTCTTCCCTCATGCGCAAATTCAAGAACTAATGCTTGTTCACTTACTGTCGCCACTCTGATAAAACTCTCTGCTTTGCTCATTTTCTCACCTCACTTTCACATGCTCCGGAAATTCTTCTGCTATCTTACAAATTCCAATAAAAAAAGAATCTACCAAAGTTTTCGATTTCTCTGATAAATTCTTTATTTCTAATTCAAACTTCCCCGGAGATGCCATATATTCCGGCTTATCTTCTGTGAGCGCCTCGATGCTATGTACCATCGTCTGCGTAAGCGCTGTCACAGCTGCACACACAATATCTTTCCCGGGTTCCGCATAACCTGCATGACCACCCATTGTTATTTTTTCTTGATTTACTTTTACTATAATCAAATAGATCAGCCTCCTAAATAGGTATAAAAATACCACCGGCCTTTTTTGACTGGTGGTATCTATGATACTTTTTCGCTTATTTCTTCCCGAGTTACAGTTATAACCCGATCTTCAATTCCTTTTTTGTCAATTTCAAAGATGCAAGCTTCTCCATTCCCCAAGACCTCCACTACTGTCCCAGTTCGCCCATCTTTTAACTTATATTTTTCGTAAAGCTCAATCATAATCTTCGTCTCCTTAATCATCAACATGGACTGTTGTCAATCTCATTTCGCCGCTATTTTTATCGTCAATCCAAGCTGTTAATACTTTCGCCATCTTTCCGTTAGGACCTTCGATATTCATAACGACCTCATATGTCATTCCCCATCCTCGATTTCCTTTTTCTACAGCTTCATAATTCGGAAGATTCTTATTTATCTGCTCAATTAAATCATCCGCATTATCCATAGTGTAGCCGAGAGCTTTTTCAAAAGCCTTTGCTTTATTCGGATCTTTATCAGGATTCAGTGCATACTGTGTAAATTTAGCTTTAGGAATAACAGCATTCTTGTATCTTGGCAATTTCATTATACCAGAGGTAGAATCATTTGCAACAGATTTTCCATTTTTCTTCCATTCCTCAAAGTTCATCTCATGCTTAGAATACCCATCCAACCACTCTCGATACTCTTTATCGTCCATATATGCAGCTGTACTGCACCGACAACGCGGATGCATTGGATGTGCATTTTCTCCTGGCATCATCTTCGATACCTTAAAATGTTTTCCGTCTAAAGCCCGACAGATCGGGCAGGCGGTAGGCTCTGCGATAAACTCATACTCATCAAATCCATTGCGAATATAGGACTGCTTCTGCGCTTCTGCCTGCACTCTCGACAACTCCGTTGCCATCAATCTCTCCGCATTTTCCCGGCTTACTCCAAACAGCTTGGTAAGATGCTTTGCCAGTACTCTTGGATTCTTACCCTGTATCAAACCAGTCTGTAACAGTTTTGACAATTCAGCTTTTAGCATGTCCTGATACATCCAAATACGGTCTGAATACTTTGCATTGTGGAAAGAAGCATTCACAATTGATCGTGCCATCTTCGCATTGTTCTGAATAGTCTTTCCGAGGATTCCTGCCTGTCGTTCAAATTCTTCCAGTGTTTTATCCGTTAGAATCTGCTCAAAATACTTTTGCAGCTCATCAAAACCACCGACAAGATGCATGCCGATATTAGCTTTCAGCATTTCCAATCGATTAATCTTCATAGCTGCATTGTAAAGTCTCATTTCCTCATTGGCTTCTTTCGAGAAATTCTTGTCCTTAACATACTGTGCTGCTTTCCGACTGTATGCATCAATATCCATTTTAGATACCCGCTTTTTTGCTTCTGCGATTGTGATTCCCTCTGCTTTGGCATATTTTGAATAGAATCCATTTATTTCTTTTTGGATTTCATCCATCATATTCACATAGATTTTCTCAATCTCTTTTGCATATTCAGCTTCATCCTTGATATTCTTCTTCCGCTGCTCCTCTTCTCTATTCTTCCAGTATGTCCTGCTGTCCATCTACTGCACCTCCGAACATCCGCTTATCCACGATTGTTTCTTGCTTCTTTTCGTCCTCTTTCTCCATTTTCTCTATTTCTTCGGTAGCGTCCTTAACAATAGACAGTACTTGCAGCTGCGTTTCCTTGGATACAATGCTTTCCAGTGCCTGCGCCGCCTGTGCTTCTTCGAGGAGATTCTTTGGGATATTTCGGCTCATTGTAAAGTCAATATCTTTCCATGCATCACGATCCGGAACATTCGTTGCAAGTGAGCAGAATAGCTTGTATCGCTTTCTCATGGATTTCTCATTCTTGCGGTCGAATGTCAGTGCAAGATTGCTCATGGACTGCAGTTTATACGCAAGGGAAGTTCCAGAAGCATTTCCAAAAGATTCATCCGAGATGTTTGCTACCATGCTTGTCTGGTAAATCAAATTTTCCAACCGGTTCAAAAGATTCTCCTGCGTTCCATCTGCTGTGGGCTTGCCGAGAAACTGTACGATAATATCTTTTGCGTTATCTGTACCATAAAGGTTTATAATCCGGTTGTCCCTAATCTTGTAAACACCCTCTTCGTCCAATTCTGCACCAAGCACTGCAAGATACGCTTCTGCGAAAGAATCTACATCGTTCGCCTTTTCTCCGATCACTCGATTGTATGTTTCTACCATGCCGGCGACTTCCTCATACAAACCGATTCTCTCATCGTTTAACAGGTATTCCACGCAATTGATGCGCCCATAAGGGTTCAGCACTCCCTCCTGCATCTTCTCTCCCTCAAATGGGATGATTTCTGTCCTTGTAAGTATCTCGCCATACCTTGTAACATTATCGTCTCTTTTCCCGTATCTGACAGCAAATAATGCACGATTCTTTACAGTATCATCATAGACCACAAACAGTTCTTTTGGATTGCAAATTACCGTCTTCGTTTTTGCTTCTTCGTCTTGGTAAAAATACTCAAAAGCATGTCCGTAGATGCAGCACTTCTTTGCAAGCTCGTACTCCTGGTCCGATATGTCATTATCCCGGTCAAATTCAAGAATCGCGTCCTTGATATTTGCATCCGGATGTGATTTCTTAATCGGAATCCCATAAGCATATCCTAAAAAAGTCTCGGTGATGTACCGTGGAAAATTCACTGCCAGTCGGTTATCCGGCTTCCATTTTTCCTTTTCCGGTAAGCGAAAGACATCGTGAAATCCCTTATACAAATTCTCAAGATAGCTATATCTCGGCATTCGTTCTTCATGTTTTCGAATGTATTCATCCACTAATGCCATATTGATTTCTTTGTCAGCGGAACATAAAAGCGGTTCCGGCAATTTGTATGGTCTTTTCCCATTCATTTTATATTCCTCCTCTAAAGGTCTTTAATTTCACTTTTCCTTTTCTCTCCTGCTCGATCGAATACCGCAGCATTGCCATCGCATCATCAAAGAAATTCACTGGTTCATCTGTGAAAGTGTTCGTCTTCTCATCTTTCCGCCATTTCCATTGCTGTATCTCCTTAATCGTATTTACGCAGGACGGATGTATATGGATTGTATGCTGCTTTAAGTAATCAATCTGCGCTTTTACACTGTTCGGCTCTTTCTTGACCGGACATGCTCTATATCCTGCTTTCTGCCACATCCTAATTCTGTCCGGCTCAGCAGAATCGCAATACATAGTAATTCGCTTCTGAAATTTTCCATCAGCCAGCTGTATGATCTCGGATGTATCTTTTTCAAATACATACAACTCTCGGCACAAATAGATCTCTCCGTCTTTAAATCCTACCTCTCCGATGCAATTCGCATGATTAAATCCAAAGTCCTGCGAATTTACCATGTAATCAAATCGATCAGGGGATGTGTTAAAATCTTCGATTACATAATTCGTAAGAATCAGACCGCCAGTTTCTCCCCATTCTCCGAGTCCATAAATTCGGTATCCATCCGGATCTCGCTCTTTACGCATCATCATGCGCCGATGGTACGCCTCATCAATAAAGCGGTTTTGTAAGTATGTTGACTGGTGTGTGTAAATATCATCGCTCTTAATATCAAAATACTTTGCTTTCAGCCAGTGCGTTGCCGACACTGGATTGAAACTGAATGTGATCTGATAATATAAAAATGGATTGAATGACAAATCACCTCTGAGTCGGTCATCGAGAATATCGACATCCGCTTCATAAAGTTCCGTTGCTTCTTCAACCCATATCCATGTTAGCTTTCCGACATCGAATGTGATAGACTTCACTTTTTCTCGCTGTCCATCATCTTTCATTCCTCGGAAAATCACTTTATTTCCAGTTACTTTAGAGATTAACTCCATTGGATTGCTTTTAATCTGCCAAAACAATCCTGCTTTATCTCCATATATTTTGTAGATTGCACTCTTTAGCTCCGCATAGGTGCTATCTTTGTTTGTTGTGTCTACTTTCCGGACACACAATAGATTTGCACCTTTGTACTTTGGATCGCCAAGCTTGATAATAAAATTCTGTGCAATGTTCACCGACTTTCCGGATCCAGCAGAACCTTTTGCTAATCGGTATCGCTTCTTACACTCATTAAACTCTTTAAAATTTCTGTTGAATCCTACATTAACTTGTTTCATCGCCATCACCGTAATCTACTACAATCTTCATATCCATATCTCCCGCCACATCTAGCTTGTCATTCCACATGCCTAGATGTCTGCCGAGAAGTTCGAGAGCCTTTACCTTGTCGCAGGGTTTCTGTTCCAACCCATCGCGCCCCTTTTTAATTGTTCCGAGGGCTCGCTGCTGTTCCTCAGTAAGGTTATCTGTAAGTTCCAATTCTACGGTCCGATACAGAATCGGTTCTCCGTCTTCTCCTACGAGCGGAATAATATTTCCATCTACTTCTGCTATAGCCTGTTTCTCAACTACTTTCGCGTAGTCTGAAGCCTTGGAAAAAGCAATGGCAGCCAGTTCATTTAAAACTCGATCCTGCGTGATCTCCGTCCGCTTCTGCCGTTCTTCCATTCTTTCGGCAATATATTCTGCAACCTTAGCATTTCTTAGTAACTTACTTCCATTTACTGCTGCTGACTCTTCTTTCTTTACGCTCGGATATGCAACACGGTAAGCCCGTGTGGCATTTAAATCAATCAGGTATTCATCTGCAAATATTTTCTGTTTCTCTGTCATTGGACTCACCGCCTTCCAAATTTTTAGCACAAAAAGAGGCACCTAATCAGATGCCTTTTCTCTTTCTATATTCTTCAATTTCTTTTTTCTCTTCTTCTTGATCTTCTCTCCATATTTTCATGAGTTCTTTATCACTAATATTCTTTTCATCATGGAAATTTCTTAGCATACGTTCATGGTATTTTCGCCTAATATTTCTAAGTTCTTCATCTTTAATTCTTTCGATCTCTCTACTGGTTAAACTATCTTTGTACTGTTCTTCTTCCGTCAACCATTCCATCAAATTATACCTCCCCTATATCTTATATCATATATGCTACCGCAATACATTCTCATTTGCAATACAATATTTAGGACTACTGCATAATAATCAAAAAACCAAAAACGCAAAACCAAAAGAAAGGAGGTTGCAGTAGTCCACAACAGGCGCAATCGGGATCGAACCGATGACATATGGTTTTGGAGACCATCGCTCTACCAACTGAGCTATACGCCCGTAGGATGCCTTTTATTGACATCCTCTCCCCTATCCGCACTCGGGGACTAAAACACTAAATATAGATCATGTCTACTTGTTTACTTGGCAGATCTGCGGATATCTGCCTTTCGTGATATCACACCGTAGCACTTCCACGGCATTCCGGATTTTTAATATTTACCGTGATATGCTACTAAGCCATGTGCAGGAATCGAACCTACCTATCCATTCATGGCATGGAAAACGCCCTGCAAAAGCGGGGCGCCTTAGTGAGAAACAGTGTTATAATCATTTTCCCTTTTCGGGTATGATACCATATTACCATTTTTGAAGCGGACAGTGGCGGACATTTACGAAACTTTTTCTAAAAATCTGTCATGTAACTTACGACAGCTGTCTTTCGTAAATGGAATTCTTTTCTTCGGGAACATATAATTCATTCTCATAGCCACCATTTCCCACGTCAGATTGTCTATGTAATACAGTCTAAACATGCTTCTAAGCCTGCTCTTTTCTATCTGCTGTATGTATTCTTCTACTTGCGTTTGCTTTTCGAGCAGATCAGCCTCCAATAACTCTAGCTGTGCAATCTTTCTTTCGTAGGCAGCCTGCTTTCGGATAATAGCCATCGTAGGCTTACCGTGTATCTTCATTGTCCGAAGTGGCTTTTTCCCTTTCTTTCCGCAAGTCACAGAATCCGTAACAACTGTCTTATTTAGCCTATCCAGTGCTTTCTTGTCTTCTTGTATCCGTCTTCTAAGGTCTTTAATCTCTTCTTTCATATCTGCGTACTCGATTAATATCTGCTTGTCCACCGGCATCAATCCCCTTTCTCCTTAATCTTCCCACTCAAATCAACTCCCCATTTTCTCAAACACTGCTTAACGCTATATTCTTGGTATGCCGGACGTTTAAACGCTTTCACGGCATTGTCTGGAGCTTTATGGCTTTCCATCTCATCATAGTGCTGTTCCTGGTCTATCTTCATCTGCCTTCGGTTTCTTCTATGCTCCATTTTTTCACTCCCTTTCGTTTCCATGATACTTTATAGTATGCTGTGTTCGTCTTTTTACTTCTTTACCGTGTACTCCTTAAATGTTATAATTGCCTTATCAATTCTTTTTTTATCTCAAGGAGGCATTTCTATGAATTATCAAAAATATGAATCTTATGAAACTTTTCTGTTATATCAAGAATTTCTTTCCATTCCAGACAATCCATTCTCCTTTCAAATCCCTGAAGGAATGACAATGACCAGTGATATGATACATACATTCCTGCAAGCTGCCTATAACGCTAAAGGCGTGTCTATTTTGGATTCTTGATATATGGTTCTGTCTTTAATCTCCATGCTGTCACAACATCGTATATCAACTCGTAACTCAATTACTCAATTCTTAAATACACGGTGCGTTTATTTTGTATAACAAAGCCGCTGATAACACTCTGGACATATATGAAACCCTGTATAAGTTAGGTCTTTGTCACAAACTGGGCAATGTTGTGTTCCATTAGCCCAAACATCTACTTTCTTCGGCAACTGCTTTTCCAGTGCTTCGATTGCTACTAGAAATGCATCGACATAATTGTTATAATCACTTCTTTCTCTCGTTTTCTGCGGAAGTGAGCGCAATGTTGCATTGTACGCATCTCGCATTTTACACATTCTTTCTATTGCTTCTCTGACTTTCTTTTCGTCCATTTATTTCCCCTCCTCATACTCCGGACACTCCACACAATACTCATACTCATCCGCGTCTGCGCACTGCATATTGCAAACATCGTTATACTGGCACTCTATACAGCACCGGTCGCCTTGCGGGCATATACTTAGTAATTTACATTTTCCCATGTTTACACCTCTTATCTTTATTTTTTTCTATTCCTCTCTATTTTCTTCTCCATCTCCTCTCGAAAAGAGCCACACGGCTCTTCCCACCATGTATGATCTTCCTTACCTTTTCTTTGTTCTTCCACACGCCAGACCTTTACAGAAATACATATCTGTTTCTCTCTTTGTTTTTACATAATCATACTCTCCAATCAGCATCTTACCGCAGTTAGCGCATAGCTTCGCATCATCGGGAGCCAGTTCCTTTTTTTTCATAGCACTACTCTTCATTCTTTCGGATGCCTCCCGACAGCACTCTCAATCCTCTGTACAGCTGATTTATTAAGTCTTTCAATTAGATCAACATGTTCTTTCAGATTGACGCTCATACCGTCCATAAAGTCAAGCTGAGAAAGAGTTATGTATCTGCCCACCGCTTGCCGGATACTTCCGTAATATCCATGTGTTCTAATGGATTCTTTCTCCTCGCCATTCTTTGTCTTCCCGGAATATCTCTGTCTCAATGTGTAATTTAATGGATCCACCTCGATAAAATATCCATCCTGCAATTTAATCTCTACCATTTATCTTTCCTCCTCTACTGCCACTATCCTATATCCGCATATCTTTCCATTGTTCTGCCTCGATCTCCTACTCCGTATCGTAGATTCCGTAGTATGTAATCTTCTTGCCAAGAGAGTGGCTGATTCTTCCACGCAAAGAGGCAATTCAAATCGATCTGCAGTCACTGCCATCCATAGCATAGGATCACTCCTTTTTCTCAATCAGGATTCTATTGACTTCATTTACACATGCAAGTGCAATCCCTCTTGCAAATGGGCTATTATATTTTTTATGAAATCGATCTATTTCCTCAATAAACTCCGGAATCCTAGATTCATCTGCCTCTAAATATTTTTTCAGTATCTTCCAACCATCATTGATGATTTGAAATTGTATTGGTCTGTTTTCCATTGTCTCAATAATCTCCT